CATTAACACTGCCACCACCTGTGCCTCTAGCTGATTGTTGTATTTGTCCTGACGAGTTTGGAACAAATAATTCTGCACCTCTCTCACCAACTACAATTGGCTTTCCTTTTGATACTGCACCACCTTTAGCCATTCCTGCAAATCCTAACAAAGCCATAGGGTTTCCTGACATTGCCATCATTGCCATTTGTATTTTTAATTGTTTTTTCTTTTCTGTTGTTATTTCATTTTCGTTTTTTACTTCTTCTTCTTTTAATGCTTTTCTAATTGTTTCTTGTATTACTAATTGGATTGTAAAAGCTACAATATCTACTAATAGTCTTTGTGCTATTTCTTTAAATGTCATATTTAAATCTTTACCAAGTACTAATGCTTCTGCTAATCCTCTTGAAAATGCCTTTAATCCACTTTTAGCCATCTTACCAATTGTTGCGTTTATAGACTCAAAGTCTTTTTTAAATGCTTCTAAAATATTGTCTTTTATTTTTTGTAAATTTATTCCAGCTTCTTCTGTTTCTTTTGTAAAATTGGTTGCACTTTTCATTAACTCGTCCATAGATTTTTTTGACAAAATAATGTTTTCATCTATTTTAGCAATAAACTCATTTGCTTTTTTAAACATTCCACCCATAGACTCTTGGTCTTGTGCACCAAAAATTTTATTTGTTATTTCATCTAAATCTATTCCCATTTTTTTAAGTAATGCTAAAATACCAACAACTGCTATCTTACCACCTCTACCAAGCATCAAGAAACCTATGATACCCATTTCTCGAATACCTGGAGGAAGTGCTTTAACAACCTCTATAAGTCCAGCAAGACCATTATTAATAACTCTAAACAAAGGTGCTACAATATCCATAAGTCCAGCCATACCTAAAATAAATTGTTTTATAAAGTTAACCATTCCTTGACCAACTGCAGTAGAAAAATTACTTAATGCTTTTGAGTTTTCCTCAATCATTCTGTTAATAACAACTAATGCATTTTTAACAAAATCAAAAAACCCAGCTTCGTTTGTTTCTAATTTAAACTTAAATAGTTTATCGCCAAGCATTGACAATGTTCCTGTAAATGTTGTTGCTAATACTTCTGTTGCTTTTGAGAATCTACCATTTTCTCCAAACAATTCTTCAAATCTTGCTATTGTTTCTTCTGTTGTAACATTTACACCAGCTTTAAATCCAAGTAATGCTCTAACACCTCTTTCTCTAAAAAGGTCTGCTGCTCCGATACCTGATGAGAATGATCTTTGTATTTGTTCTGCAGTAGTTCTAAAATCTAATCCTGTAACTGCTGCGACATTACCTGTAATTTTTAAAACTTTTTGTAGTTCTTCTGCGTTATCAGTAACAACTGCCAAGTTACCTGATGCAGATGCAATTTCTTCAAGTGAGAAAGGAACTTTACCAGCAAAGTCAATTAAACCTTTAAATGCTTTTTGACCCTCTGCTACATTACCAAATAAAAAGTTAAATCTAATTCCTAGTTCTTCTACTTCTCTACCAACATTTACAAATGATCTAACAACAAGACCACCACCAATACCTATCAATGCTGATTGTACAGAAAATATAGATGCTCTTAAATTGGAAAGTCCAGCACGAATACCGTTAAAGGCTTGTCTTGTTTTATCTCGTGCTAAAATGTTTAATACTAAATTTTGTGCCATTATCTATGCCTTGCTTTATTCATAGCTATTGTATGTTCTTCTTGTTCTAATAAAAGATAGCCTAACCAATAGTTATACTCCCATTCTTCCATTTGTAAAACTTCTTTTAGGGATATTTTTAACCTATCAGCTACAATAAAACAATTCTTTAATTGAGGATCAGATTTTAGTTTTTTTTTACTTCTTCAGGATTGATAGCTTTTACCATTTCTGTGGCTATCCTAGACAATACATCAGAATCAACTTTATGCATTAATGCTAATTTATCTTCTAATGTAAATAGTTTATTGCCATCTTTGTCGATAGCTTTCATAACTAATATGTCAGCAAGAATACTTACATCATTCAAGTTATCTGATTTTTTAAATAGTTTGTTCTTTTCAGATAAGGTTATAGGATTCCAATATACTACACTTGGATTACCAGCTTCATCTTTCCATTCCTCAATCTCCATGTGCTGAACACCTAAAGACTCAAAATGAGATTTTGCAGATTCTATTAACTTCATAAAGTCTTATTAGACAGTACCTCTAGTTAATGCTCCTGTACCTTGAAATGTAACTGATCTAGTAACAACTGCGTCCATACCATTAGTAACTGACATTCCTGTAACAATCCCTGTTCCTGTAAAACTTTCATCGCCAGAAGTTGCACCCTCTGGTAATAAGATAAAAGCAATAGAACTTCCAACTGTTAAAGTTTGTTGTGGGGAATCAGTTTCATCGTAGTTCATATCTAATGAGCCACTAAATGAAGTTCTTCCAGCTACAAATGATTTTGTTGCATCAGATAATTCTGTATCCTCTACAACGTCAGCAGTAGTTTCAATAGTAAAACCAGATAGTTCTCCTATCGCAGTTCCACCAGCTTTAACTACACCTTCTTTTCCGTGATGTGTTGCCATTTTTTAGTTTCCTTATTATTTGTTTTTACTTGTTTGTCTTGTTCTTGCTTATAGCCAAGTTCTAAAAAATTATCAAGTTGTGTTTCATTGATAATTACTTCATGACCATCTTTGTATAATTTAATATCTTTTGCCATAAGTCCTTTTACTACTATTAATCTTCTTCGTCAATATCTTCGTCATCTTCCCATTGATCTTCATCATCTTCTGTTACGTTATCATCGTCGTAATCTCTATGATTTTCAACAAGTTCACGAATGTCTTGTGTTAGTTCTTCAATCTTATCTAATTTTTTATCAATTTTATCTAAATTTTTATCAGCCATTTTAACTCCTATGGTGTTGCACTATCATGTTCATAAATCACTCTAACTACCATACTGATAGCACCATATGGAAAGAGTGTACCAGCATCAGTTTCTAAACTTATTACTTCTGTATCTAATGCTTTGTTGTTTCTTGTTATATCAGTTTCAAGAGCAGTTTCAATGGCACTTGCTAAATTATTTCTTGCAGTATCTATGTTGCTTTCACTACCTTTTACATATCCTGTAATTAAAAATTCTAAATTATTTATTCTTGTTTTTGCACCACTACCTAGTTCTGAATCTTCTTTTGTTTCTTCTTGTGTTTGTATTAACACTGCTGGGTATTGAGATTCTGCTAGTTCTTCCAATGGAAATGGTTGTCTTGTAGTTTTTCTAACTGCAGGACTTGTTATGTTTGAAATTGTAGTAGCAATGTTGCTAGCAATGTCCTCTCTTTTACTCATATCTTTAACCTTTTAATTTCTTTTTTCATAAACTGTTCAAATGTTCTTCTTATCAACTTTTCTGTTTTAAAATTATATGCAAAAAACTTTCTTTCAGGTAGTTTACCTAATCCTTTTTGATGAAACAATGCTTTTTTTGCTTGTGTTTGACTTCTAAAAAATACTTGTACTTTGTTTTTACTTTTTAATTTACTATCAATAGACTGCAACATTCTATTAGTGTCTTGTAGATTAACTGTTGTTTTACCTTTTTCTTCTGCATAAGATGGACTGTAAGGAACAAACTTTCTTTTATTAAAATCTAAACCTCTGTCTGTTCTATCAATAATTATTTCTTTTAATTGTACACCAGCTTGTTCTAAACCTTTTGTAACTATATCTGGAAATCTTTTAAAAAATTTATTAAATCTTTTTTTTACTGTTGGTAAATTAGATGTTACTTTTGCAGAAAGCATTATCTTGTAAGTCTGCCACTTCCATGCAATGGCTCTCTTTCATTAACAGAAATAGTAGCATTAGAATCACTATCATACTCTACACCATCTTCTAAAATAGATTGAAACTCATTATTAAATTCACTTCTGTAAAACTCTATCATTCTTTCAAATCTATCTTTATCTGCCTCTGGTCTAAACTTTGTTAGTGCTGGTAGATAAAATCTATGTAAAAATAAATAAACTCCTGCTCTTTCAAACTGATCTAAATTTACTTTAGTGTTAACCATTTCAGCAGTATTTAAAACTGTTATATCTGTATAAACATTTTGTTTGTAAATTGGCCACCAACGAATACGCAGTTCTCTAAAAATATCATTAGTAGTTTGTGCTAAAAAGTTAACTGTTTCTGTTGCAGTTGTAGATATTCCAAAGTCAAAAGCATCTGGTTGATACTTTAAAACATCAGCAGTAGTAATAACATCTGCACCTGTGTAATTAGCCATTATCTAATACCCATTATCCAATTAAGTATTTGCTTAATCTTTTTTTTTAGTTTTTTTAACATTTTTCTTCTTCTTTGGTTTTAGTTGAACTACTTTGTCAGTAGCTTTTTTAACTTCTGTACTTTCTTGACCAACAGGAGTAAATCCTCTTGCTTTAAAATGTAGTGGATTAGCATCATACTGCTCTTTTGATCTTATTATAGTCTTTTTACCATTTGTTAATTTTATATCCATAATTCCTCCTTAATGCTTATGGGGTATTGCTACCCCATAAACTAGTATCCATTATTGGATTGATGAATCAGCTATTAGTTCAATACCGTAACTGTCTTGTAATTCGCCAACTCCGTAAACTGCAGTTGCTACAATTTCATCTGCTCTTAAACTCGCATCTCTTTGAGTTTCGATTTTTAGGTCTTGCATCATTGCTAAACCTAGTGCATCTCTATGGAATACACCATTTTTGTAGTCACCTGTAGTACCTGTGTTAGAAAGATTTGATGTTTCAAAAATTGGAACACCAGCAACTCTACCAACAAAGCCATTTCTTAATGCCTCATTTGCTAAGTCATTTGCATTTGCGTTTGCAAAAGTATTAGTTAAATTTGCTTTAAGATCGTAAGCTATCATTGGATGTAAAACACAAGATACATCAGTCATTGGAACTGCACTGTTTCTTAAGTTTGCTACTGACTCGAATAATTTTGCAACTGTAAGTGCTGCATCTGCTGCACCAACTGCTGTTGAAAAACCATCGAACAATGCAATAAGATCAGTGTCAATTTTTTTAGCAATAGCCTCTCCGAATAATCTACCTATGTCAGCTGATACATTTCTAGGTGATGCGTTTCTACCTAAATCTGTAAGAGTTGTCATGATACCATTTTCAGATGCAGTTATTGTAACTGATGATGGGTTAATTGCTGTGTTAGATAAATCAGTTGCTTCGTTTACTGCTGCTGCCGAAACTGCAGAGTAAATTGGAACTTCAACTGACTTTCCACCACCAGCGATAGCATAGTTCTTAACAAGAGGTCTCATTATTGATCTCTCGCTAGCTGTGAACAATGCTTCTGCAACAATCTCAGTATAAAGTTCCGAGAGTGTTGACGATGTTGTTTCGTTTGCCATTTTGTTGTCCTATATTTATTTGTTTAAGTTATTATTAATTTGAACAGGAGCCATATCTCGTTTTTTACGATACTCTGCGTATTTTAAACGATCTTCTGGTTTACTCATGTCCAAGTCCTGAATATTAAAAGGTTTTACAGTTTTACCCTCGATACTACTCTGGCTCCCTACACCAGCTTTAGACCCTTGCGAGAAATGTGGGTTAGCATCTAAAAACTCTTTGACTGATTCCTCAATCGTAAGTAGTTCCCCTTTGTCGTTATACCTAATATTATTATGTTTATCAAGTACCTCAATACGATTATCATCAGAAAGTTTTATATTGCTTTTCATCAACTCTACGATCTGTTGTGGGTTAACTGCGTTCATTCTTGAAGCTACTGCCATTACAGAATTATCAACTTTTTCTTTTTTCATCATATTTTTGTAATTAAGAATTTCTTGATCTTTTTCTTGTATTCTTTGTTTCATCAAGTTTTCTATATCAGCTTTTGTCTTTGCTTCTTGTATTTGCTTTTCTTTAAGAAGTTCTTCGTCTTTTTTCTTTTGTTCATCAAGCACTCTTTGATTCTTGGCTTTTTCTTGCTCAAGTCTTGCTTTGATCATGTTATCTATTTGTGCCTGATTGTATGTTTTTTCTTCTGCTTTTTCTACAACAGGTGTTTCTGTTTTTTCTGTTTCAGTAGTTTCTACTGCGTTTTGTTCTTCTGACATTTTATCTCCTTATATTTTAAGTTTGCCATCTGTGTCATACCAATCTGGATTAACAAATGACCATTGATGCCGACAATTATAACCACCACGAACAATTAAAGGATTACCAGATTTCTTACCTGACCAACCTCTACTTCTCCATAGCTTGTTGACTTCATCAATTGTGAATAGTCCACCATTTCTTTTATCATATGATCCTGATCTTACAAGCCTACAAAAATCTCTAGTAGTAGGTATATTTGAGCCTTGATATTTAACAAAAGTAAGACCAGCATCTTTAGACTTTGCAAGGTTTAGTTGTGCATCAAACTCTCTTAATGAGTCGTTTAATATTTGACCAGCATATCTTTTCATGTTTTCCCCAGCCCTATCTCTTGCAAATTTTGATTGTAAAGTCTGTATGTTTTTATCAAGCCTTGCTCTTACAACTTTACCTTGTGCAGTTCTTTTGTCTAATCTTCTTATTTTAACTACGTCTTTTTTAATATCTTTTACTAAAGAATTAATTTTTTTGTCATCAGAACTAGCATATATACCATTTATTGTTTGTCTTAATTCTCTTTCTAACTCTGTAAATTCTACACTTGTTAATGTAGCTTGATATATCTTTTCAGTAATTCTTCTCGTCATTGTATTTGATACATCTTTAAA